TTGCTGTATTAATACCATCATTTTCCTCAGTATTTACTGCATCACCAGGATCAATCACAAATTCAACTGCAGGTAACTCAGTTTCAAATGGTTTATCACCAGTTGACATGGAATACATACCAGAATTTCTTAATGCTTGTTCATGTACATTTGCAAATCCATTTTTTTCAGCTTTACCACCTATAAATGACATCTCATTTATAAATGCAGTTTGTCTTGTGCTATTCTGATCTGCTGCTATTGCTAATCCAAGTTCACTATTAGGACTGACTTCTGTACGTCTGCTCAAAAAACCTTCTTGTTTTGCCTCTACTTTTACTGATTGTCCATAGGTAGGACTATTCAAATTTATATCTAATGTCTCGTAGATTGTTTGCCCATTGATCTTATAGTGCATGACCTCAGTCATAGCACCATTATTACCATAAGGACTTATTTTATTTGACATTACCTTCTGTAGAAACTATTTAATTTGGGATCAATATCTACACTGATACCACCGAGATTACGCACAAAGTCTTCAAGTCTCATCTCTATTGCCTTTTCCATATCAGATCCAACTAAAGATGTGAATGTTCCTCTGACGTATGACTTCAGGTATTTATTATACCCGTTGAGTTTAGAGAAATCTCCACCATCATCAATAAACCTGAGAACAGGTAGTCTATTTCTTGGAAGAGTGTAGTGAAGATTGACACCATAGAACGCTTGACTTTCAACTCCGACAATATAACATAAAGGATTTCTATCGTAGAAAGGGAGTGTGTCTTTATACTTTGCTGTATATTGAAACAACATAAGATTACCTGGTGCTGGTGCACCTACAGTTTTAGAACTGGTAAATACGGTTTCAAACTCCAAGTTCTTTCTCCGTTAGTATCTGGAATTGCCATCGCCTGTCCTTACAAAATTCCTCTGCTGCTACCCATTTTGCTTGATTTTTTGCATAAGTAATAACTTCATTGACATACTTTTTAGTGCGAGTCTTTTGTTTTTTTGGTTCTTTGACTTGATTTGCAGGTTTTATTTCAACAACCTTTTCAATAATTTTACCTGTCACATCTTTATATTTGACATAAAAGTCTGGGAAATATCGATGCAATCGGTTATCTAAAGGTGATTTATAAGGTATAACTATTTCTTCACTAGACCACTTGACAATTCTCTTGTTACTGTCACAGTAACGCATGAATTTTAGTTCCCAAAGTGACCTATATACTATATTAGTGGGATCACCCTTATATTTTTTGGGTTCAGATGGTCTGAACTTGCCTTTGTATGGCATTTTTGTGATAAAAATACACTTTTATTTAGATGGCACAGATAGCAGACGTATTAAAAAGACAAAAACAACATCTTCCGACTGAGATGTTGTATAGAACCGACACTAAATTTGGTAATATTGTTCCAGCATATAATAATTCTTATGATGTTTTTATAAATTTTAGTTCAGCAGCAGGGTTACTTAATTTTATAAACCAACATGGTTTTTATGATCAAGCAAGAGATGCAGAACCTGGCGATTATCTTCGACTCTTTTGTTCAGAAGCAGTTTTACCAGGTTCTTCATTGAGAACAACAGAAGTACCAGGTCAAAGACAGGGTATCATGTCACAAATGGCATTGATGAGAAATATGACTGATCTGACTCTTACATTTTTCTCACAAAAAGATTATTACACTAATGATGTCTTCAATGCTTGGATGGAGTATACACAACCCACTAGAAATGGCAATGGTGTATTTGGAGATAGCACAAGAGAGAGAAGAAATGCACAGAGTGCATATAGAAGAGCAAAATATCCAGTTTTTTACAAATGTGAGATAGAGATAACCGCTTTCAGTAATGATATATTCAACGAAGGTAGAAGACTAGAAGGACAGCAGAGATTTCCTATAGTCAACACACCAAGTAGTATTACATACTATATTCAGAACGCTTTTCCTGTAAATATAGTTGCAGCACCATTAGCATATGGTAATGCACAACTCATAAAAACTACAATTGCTTTCAAATTTGATAATTTCTTTGTAGATAGAACATCAAGAGTTGGTGGTGTATTATCAGTATCAGACAGACCACCAATTAATAGAAGAGGTGCTAATATAAGTGTACCAGATGGTCTCAAATCTACGACTCTTAAACCATACAGTCCGACAAGTGATGGAGCATCTACAACTAACACGTCCGATTCGACAGAATCTGCTAGTGGATGGGATCATCCATATGTCAGACAACGTTTCGGATTACCTCCTAAATAAATCACTGAAGTAATTAATTATGCCATTACCAAAGGTCGTAGCACCTACTTTTGAACTGAAACTTATCTCATCATCTAAAGCAATAAAGTATAGACCATTCCTTGTCAAAGAGGAAAAGGCACTTTTAATTGCGATGGAGAATGGAAACGATAAAGATATTACTGCAACAATCAAAGAAGTAATGAAAGGTTGTGTGATATCTCGTGTGAAGATTGATGATCTACCTACATTTGATCTAGAGTATTTGTTTTTGAACGTCAGGGGTAAATCTGTTGGAGAAACTGTTGATCTTATAGTAACATGTCAAGATGATAATAAGACACAGGTTCCTTTGACTATCTCACTGGGTGATATCAAATTACATATTCCAGATGGTCATGATGATACTATCGATTTGGGTGGTGGTATCAAATTGAAAATGAAATACCCATCAATGAAACAGTTTTTAGAGAATAATTTTCTAGTAACTGGTTCTGAGACAAATCAAAAACTGATTGATAAAGCTTTTGAATCAGTAGCAGAGTGTATTGATCAAGTATTCACAGAAGAGGATGCATGGTCATCTACAGATTGTACAAAAAAAGAATTGATTGCATTTGTTGAATCACTAAATTCACAACAATTTTCAAAAATTGAAGAGTTTTTTACAACAATGCCTAGATTGCAATATAAATCAACTGTGGTGAATCCAAACACTGAAGTTGAGTCTGAAGTTCTAGTTGAGGGTTTATCAAATTTTTTCGCATAATGCTCTATCATACGAGTCTTGATAATTATTATGAAACAAATTTTTCATTGATGCAGCATCATAGTTGGAATCTAAATGAAATTGAAGGTATGATACCATTTGAACGAGAAATTTATGTAACATATTTGAAAAATTACATTGAGAAGAAAAATTTAGAGGCAGCACAAGCACAAAATGCAAACTCCTGGTAGACAAATTGAATCTACTTCTAGCATGTTAGGTGGTAGGAGAAGGGATGGTGCATCAAGAAATACAGTTGCCACTTCAAAGTTATTGCAGCAGGTTGATAAACTTTCTCAAAACGTCAGTGTTTTGAGAGGACAACTGGAGACAGATAAAAGAGATAGACTTACATTTGACAATAAAAAAGATCAATTACTAAAGAAAGAGAGGAAATCTTTAGAAGATCTGAAAGCAGCAACGATAGATTTTAGAAAAATAATTGGAGTAGCAGCAGGTGCTAATGCACTAAGGCAGTTTTCACAAGGAAACATTGGTGGAGGACTTCAAGATACTGCTGTTGCTCTTACAGCATTTCTACCTGAAATAATAGGAATTACCCAAAATGTTATTGTAGGTGGTCTTGCTGCAAGAGGTTTACTCGGTGGTGGTAGAGGTATCGGAGGGGCAGCAGGGATAGCAAGAGGTGGTAGAGCAGGTATGTTAGCACTACCTCTATTAGCATTAGCACCATTATTAATGGGTGCAGGTAGGCAAAATAATCAATCTAATGCTCCAACTGCAGAATTCAGAAGAGAGCAACAAACAAGAAGAATAAGAAAGGATACCATAGCTGCTCCAGACACATTAAGATTTGATGCACAATTAGATAAATTTGATAGAATATTGAGTTCTTTAGGTAGAAAAGAGGATGTACAACTACCAGAAGAGATTCAATTAAATTTAGAAGAAGAGGGAGAAAAACCTGAAAGAAATATCAATGATAAAATATCAAGTTTCATAGATTTATTGAATCCACTACAAGGCACAAAAGATTTCTTTGGTAATTTGTTTGGTATGGGTCCTAGTGCCGAAGAAGTCAAACAGAGAGGAGAATTGATTGGATTAGACAAATTTACTGATGCTATTGCAAATATGTTAGGATTAGGTGGGAAAAAAATAAAATCAGACAACATATCAGACAACAATGAGGATGATTTTGAACCTAGTGCTGCCAGTCCTATAACTCAAGAAGATATCGATAGAGAAAATCGTTTAGATTTAGAAGAAGGTGGAGAAGTTGATGTGCAATCGGATACACCCTTTTTGACGGTAAAAGAACAATTGCAAAATGTGGCGGAGTCAATGAAATTGGGTGATAATAACAAGATCGATTTTAGTAGTATTATAGGTGATAAACGAAAAGCAAATAATTTATCATCCACAGTGTCTAATTTTCTTAATTTTATTGAGAATGATGTTATCCCTAACATGACAGAGAAGAAACTTGAAAAAAAAGCAAGCAACATCATGGGTAGTGCTTTGAATAATGTTCCAGAAATCAAGAAGGAATCCTTAGAAAACGCACCACCTTTGATAAGATCTGTTTTTGGTGGTATGTTTGGTGATGATGGTCAAAAATCATTCATTGATGAAGCAAAAACACAATTTCATGGTGAGACTGGAAATGCAGTGAGTGATGTATTTGTTGATCCTAAGTTCACTCGAAGCGTAGATAAGTTTATCAATGGATTGATGATGGGTATTGTAAATGATTGATGTAACAAAGGCATTTAATATAACAAAATCTTCTACGAGTCAGACACGTATTATGTCTAACAACTTGAGAAGAACATTTCTACGATCAAAAATATCAAGAGATAAACTTTTTAGACAAGAAGTAAAAGTACAAAAACTTAGAGAAGAGACATTCAACGCACTAAAAAATGCACTAAGAGACGCTAGAAATAAGCAAGACAGAGGTGGTGGTCTATTAGGAACTGCACTTGGTTTGGGTGGAGCAGGTGCTGTAGGTAGAAGATTTAGAGGTGGTGGTGGAGGACTGCGAGGTGGTGGAGGTGCCCCAAAATTACCAAGAGGACCTTTAGCAAAAGGTCTATCAAAGTTTGGAAGAATAGGACCTATGGCACTCGCCACCACGGGTTTAGATTTCTTTCTACGAAAACAGCAAGGACAAAGTAATGTGCAAGCAGGTGGAGGTGCACTTGCAGGTCTTGGTGGATTTGCAGGTGGAGCAAAAATTGGTGCAACTCTCGGCACCTTTCTGGCACCAGGTGCGGGCACTGCTGTTGGTGGATTACTAGGTGGTGCAATTGGTGGGTTAGTTGGGGGTAATTTATTTGATAGATTGTATGGTCAGAATATTAATAGGGCTGGTGCTGATTTACGAAGAGTAAGGGAAGAGGAGGTGACTAGGGCATCTGACACACTCTTTGGTGAAAATTTAGACAAATTTGAGATTGTTTTAGATAAATTTGCAAAAATTGCTCCAGAATTGTCTACAACAATAGCGACAAGAGAAAGAGTAGTAAGAAAGTTAGGAACTGGAGCAGTCAGTGGTTCAAAATTCCCAATAGGAAAACTTATAGGATTAGCGTTTGATATATTTTCCATTGCAGTTCCTAAAGCTCAAATAATAAAATTGAGTAGTAAATTAAAAGTTGCAAATAATGCTAATAAGGTACTAAAAACTAAAAATGCATCTCTTCTTGATGATCTACTAAAAACTATAAAACAAAAAGACACAATTGTACTTCAAAAAAACAAATTAAAAGAAAGAATTGCTGCATTCATCAAAGCAAGAGACCTCAATAAAATTGTAGGTGATGGATTTAAAAGATTCAGTCAAGCAGCGTCAAAAATCAAACCTGAAACTTTGGCTGAAAGAATGACAAGGGCATTCAATAGAAACTTTCCTAAAGGATTCAAACCAGCTCTTAGTAAAAAGGGTTTAGAAATAAGAGAAGCAGCTAAACTTGCTAAACGTGCTAGAATATTCCTGAAAAACAGGGTTATAAAAACAACACTACAAGTTCCTGGTAGAGTTAATAAGACACTTTCTAAAAAAATTCTAAAAAATAAATTTAGAAAAGAAGTATTTGCGGGTGAAGGAAAAGTTTTCAAAACAGGTAGCGAATTCTTTGGTACCAAACCAAATGAATCTATCGCTAATGTAGTCAAAAAAGTATTGCAAGAAGGGGATGTTGGGTCTGCTAATCTAACACAAAAAGAATTAAAGATATTCAAAGCATTCAAACAAGCTGTGTCTGATATGATAGACTCTGACATGTTTGATAAATCTGGCGTAGATGAATTGCTCAGATTCATAAAACAATCAGAAAGTGCTGGCGTGAATTTCGGGGATTCCAAACCTCTTAATTTTAATAAAGTAATAAAACAATTAAAAGAATCAAAAATCCTAGACACATTTACTCCCCCACCAGGCGGGATGCTCGGTGGTGTCTTTGACGGTCCTGATACAGGTTATCTTGCATTACTACATGGAAAAGAAAGAGTTATACCAGAGGAGAACCCACATACTAGATCAAGAGGCACCACAGGAACAACACAGAATACAATTGTTTTCGCAGGTTCCCCTAACACTGGTGGTGCAAGTCCTAATCCACCACGAATGGTCGGTGGTGATGGTGGTGCTATGGTTATCACGAATGAAGTTGACCCATTTTCATTAGCAAATAAATACAGTCACATGATTGCGAGTATAACAGTATGAGTAAAAAAGCAATCGGAACAAAAATAAAAAAATTTGATATATTCAATCCTGATGGGGGTGATCCCGTTGATTTTTCAACAAAAACCAGTGGGTTCAAATATTTTGAGGACATTCTTGACCCAACTATTCATTGGGACTTTGGTATACAAGATGCTTTTGGTGAATTTAATAAAGTGCCTGTTAGAAGTGGAAATAAGGTAGAAATAGAGATAGAATCAAATAATGAGGAAACAATAAAATTTGATGATCTGAAGATCAGTAATATCATAGGGTATAACCCACAAGCGAAGAGAGAAGTGTATGGATTGATTATGGAGACACAGAGTGCCTTTGACAATCATACGACAAGAGTATTTGAAAAGTATAAAGGAAAAGTATCTGAAAGTGTAACAAAAATACTGAAGGACAAAC